GAACATTTTTACCATTCTTGATGGAAGATTATAAAAATCCAATAATTTGTAATATCGAAGATGATGAAATCGACGACGTTGGCTCTCTATGGACTAAAAGACTGTTTATGTATGGTTTAAAACCTTTAATGTTTGTCAGTGAAAAAAGTCAAGAAGTAGGATTGGTTAGACAAAAATTATCAAATGTAAATAGAGATGTTGCAATAGTTTACTATTTCTATCATGGACTGGCAAGTTTAGATAACTATCGAAACTATTGGAAAGAAGATATACAAGTACCAACCAGTCACGACAAACTATTTATATGCTACCAAAATATTGTTAACAGTTATCGATGGCATCGTATACAGTTTCAACTCAGACTACGTGAGAGTAAATTAGATCAACAAGGCTTAATCAGTTATAATCCACCTGCTAAAGAAAAACTTGAAGAAGTTATTCAAACCGCAACTATGCGGCATGGTAATAAACCAATGGAAAAATATGTACTCAATAAGATTGATATGCTAACTGAACCATCTTATATTGACACAGATTCTCCCGACGGAGCAATGAGTACATTTATTGATATTGAAAACTGCCAACGTGCGTTTGTACATGTAGTAAGTGAAACTGCATTTTATAATGGCAAACTACACTTAACTGAAAAAATCTTTAAACCTATTGTTGCTAAACAACCTTTCTTACTATTAGGAGCAAAAGGTAATTTAGAATACTTTAAACGCTACGGATTTAAAACTTTTAGTGACTTTTGGGACGAAAGCTATGACAATATTAACGATAGTGTTAAAAGAATAGACGCTGTATTTGCTGAGTTAATGAAACTGAGCAAACTTTCTTATGAAGAGCAGTGCGCTATGCGCGAGCAGATGCAGGATATATTAGAGTATAACTGGAATCATTTCTTTCATGATTTCAAAAACATTGTTGTCGACGAGTTAACTGACAATATGAAACTTGAGTTTAGAAAAAGTTTTTATTGGAAAAATTTTGTCAAAGATGAGGACATAGACCACTTGAACAAGATTCTAAAATTTTAAGATTTTAATTATAAATACTAGTTAGCAATAACTTAGAAGGGTATATATTATGAAAAAACTAATTCTAGGTGTGCTAGCGTCAATTACTATGCTAGCGTCAAGTATGGTGTTTGCTCAAGAGCAGGATCTATTAGATGCATTTCCTAGTACGCCTGTACCACCTGCTTTACCAGGGCTAGTAGTAGAAAATGAACCATTTGTGATCAACGTCAAAGCAATATGTGGCACAATGGACCACATCAAAGAAATGCTGTCGACTTCACAAGAAAAAGTATTTGCTAAAATGGTAGCGGCTAGAGCCGCAGGACCTATTATGTTTCCTGGTAACCCTGCACCAGCAATATTTACTTTGCATCCACCTACTGGATCTTGGAGCCTAATTGAAAATCTATCTCCAAACGTGTATTGCTTAACTGCTAGTGGTTTTGGTATGACCCCATTTAAAGATCCTGGGCAAAAAATAAACTATAAGAAGTAATTGTTTATGCCTAAAAATGTAATCTTTATACATGGTGCTAATGCGACTCAACGTAGCTTTAATTATATGCTAAGAGCCATCAAGCAAATTAAACGCAAAGATCTACAAGTACATTTTTTCAATTATGATCATCATCACGGTTTTGCTCACAACTTTCCTGTGATGTTAGAAAAATTAGATGCGATTCAAGGCGAGTGTCTAATTGTTGCACATAGTATGGGAGGCATTTATGCAATGCATTTGTATGGTGCTAGACCTGATCGGGTCAAACGTGCAGTAACATTATCAACACCATTTGCTGGTGTTCACAATGCAATGTTTATGCGTTGGATATTCCCGTGGTACAAGTTGATTTCAGACAGTGCGCCTACCAGCAATGCTGTGGCTAAGTTAAACGACATACATGTAACTATTCCATGGACACAGATTGTGAGCATGGATGGAGACCAACCTTGGGTTACAGTTTTTACAAGGAATGATGGAGTAGTATCAAGGTTATCGATGACCAGTAGAAAAGATGTCAACTACATTTACCTTGATACCAACCATTACGAAATACTCAGCGATCAAACCAGCATAGACGTTGTGTTGTCTGAGCTAGAATATCTAGTAGCTTAGGAGCCCTGTCTCTTAGGACTGCCCCAAACTTCACGTGCATTTACTTTAATAAAACGTTTGTTGGTTTCATTTGTATTTGGATTAGGTATAGTAAGAACTACATTTTTAAAATTACGCCAAGCATCACGCTTGTTAATTGCTTCAGTTATTGATCCTACATATTCACGACGTAGTTGTTTGCGTAGTCCGTGTCGATCATTTTGACAATGAATACCTTTAGATACAACTCCACTACTTTTACTTTTTTTACCTTTGGCCATTTTAGTATACCTTTATAAGTAATTTCTGCTCAATGTTTCGAGTTTATCTTCTGCATCTGCAAGTTTGACTAGTTGTTCGTCAACCGCTTCAACCAAGTCTGGATGTTCTCCAATACCTGCAGGATTATCTATATAAACTTGAATGTTTGCTTTAGCCGCGGCTATTTCTGCCTCGTACTTTAGCCTTAATGCTTCTATTAGCATCGTACTCTCCACTTCTACTTACTATTTACTGTGCGGAGGCATCCTGGTTTCAACAAACCAAACATGTTCCCGCTTGCCTGGATGATATTTACGCATACGCAATTTGGTGGCATTTCTTAACTGACTTGCAGTTTTAGGGTGAACAAAATGATAACTGGCATTGCTACGAGTTTCACCTTCAGGCACCATCCAAACTTTATCATTTCTATTTTTCTTAGCCATCTGCTTCTCCCGGTGAACGTGAAATAATCTCATCGTAAAATGTGTCTAACTCACCGCCGAATTTTCCCATGAGATGTTCATAACATTCGTGAACTCTATGCCAATCGCCATCATTGTATGCTGTAACGAATTCGTTATGTACACGAACAGATTCTTCCAAACTAACCATTTCACCTAAGTTAATTTTGTCAGCGGGTACAACACAATATGCGTCGACATGTACGCCATCTTTAACAAATTGTTCTAAAGGTAAGACAGTATAGCGTTCTGCTAGTTTGTCTGCATGTTCTTTGCCAACTACAATATGCATTACTTTGATGTATCCATTGATTCATAGACTGAGTTATACTGACTTCGAGCCAATACAAATGTTGCACATTTACTTAGCTGTTTTAGATTCTTAGCGCCAACATATGTGCAAGTTGAGCGAATACCTCCTAACATGTCTTGCACAGTATTGCCTACTGCACCACGATAAGGAACTAATACTTCTCTACCTTCACTACTACGATATTCTTTAAGCCCACCAAAATGCTTTTCGTTTGCACTTTTTGAACTCATACCGTAGAACTGTACAAATGATTTGGTTTCCATCTTTTGTCCAAAGCCACCTTGATCTACAGATACTTCATTTGTCCAATAACCTTTGGTAATAACTTCGCCGCCGCCTTCATCGTGTCCGGCAAGCATACCACCTAGCATTACAAAATCGGCTCCGCCGGCGAATGCTTTAGCAACATCACCAGGACAAGTGCATCCACCGTCAGCAATAATATGCCCACCCAGCCCATGAGCGGCATCTGCACATTCAATAACAGCAGACAACTGAGGATAGCCAACCCCAGTTTGGATCCGAGTAGTACATACACTACCAGGACCGATCCCCACTTTGATAATATCTGCTCCATTTAAAATTAACTCCTGTGTTTGATCTGAGGTAACAACGTTACCAGCAATTATTACAATATGTGGATACTGATGTCTAAAATCTTTGATAAAATCCACAAATCTTTCACTGTATCCATTGGCTACGTCAATACATACATACTTTAACTTATCACCAGTTTGTTCATACACATTTCTAAATTTATTATGGTCATTATCTGTAATGCCAATGCTCATAGCAACATGATTTGTACGCTCATAATTAACGTTTTCTTCAGCGTCAAAATAACCTACCAATTCATTTACTGAATATGTTTTTACCAAACAAGTAAACAATCCTCCTGTAGCAAGTGTATCTGCCATTTCAAATGTGCCAACACCATCCATGTTGCTAGCCATGATAGGGATACCTTTATAATGATAATCTTCTGTGCATTGCCAGCCTGTTGGCACATAGTTGCGGTATACAAACCCACGTTCTAGCATTACTTGTTTGCGTGAGCCTAGTGTGCTACGCTTGGGACGAATTAGCACATCATTATAGTCGTGCTTGGGATCAGCTTCAATTCTCATAATGTTTTCCAATTTCCTTGTAAACTTGTTGTACGCCTTGTGCTTGGCTTACACAATCTTCTAATGCGTTGTGTAGACCTTCCTTATTTTTTATGCGCGGATCACCGTGTACACCAAAAAGTGTACGACTATCCATTACTTGCCAATACTGCCACGGCGTTGGACGACCGATACTTCTAAACCAGTCTTCTAAAATAATATAGTCAAACGCAGGACCTTGTGCCCAAAACTTATCAGTGCCTACAAAAAATCGATTGATTTCATCTGCACAATAGTCTAAGGTATCTCGATTGTCTTCACTGAGTGCTTCTTCACGCACGGTTTCTTCTTGTGTCTCCCACCAACGTACAGTATCTTCGTCAATGTTACGCCCTAGTGCAACTTGTGCTTCTACATCGGGTCGTAGATATATTGCCTTGGTTGGCAATTCCATATTATATGGGCTAAATTTAATTGCACCAATGGTAAGAATAACTGCATTGGGTCTTGTGCCCAATGTTTCAATGTCAAGCATAATGTCCAAGGAACACCTCCTATTATATTATTAATAATAGCAGTCTATTAGAATAATGTCAACGTAAATTTGCCCAGTTAACTACTGTTTGGACAAATTCTTTTTCGATCCCTCTAAAACCATGATACCCATAAGTTAATTTTGGATGACCTTCATTAATCCCACCTTCCATAATGGTTAGTGTAACATCATCAAAGTTATATTGTTTGGTTAGTATTTCAGCAATGTCAGGACTGGTATTCTCAGATACATCATAGCGATGATGTATAACATGCACAGGTATAGAAACAGTATTATCTTTCTTAAAGAAATTACAGCGTTCATGAAATGCTTGATTGCGTATAAGTGGACTATTAACACTGGTAAAAATTAATCCACAACATGGATCTTTTTTATGTAAAGTATGATAGTAGGTTGATATTAACCAATTACTGTTACATTGTCCTATTAGTAGTGTAGGTACTGTACTTAATCTAATAGCAGTTCTGATAGTTTTGTTAATTGTATCTATAGCATGTAATGCTTTTTTTAGTTCCAGTCTTGGATTTTCTTTTAACCATTCTTTCGGTATCGGTTGTATCTTATCTCTAAGTGCAAGCCACGGAGCTCTAGCATACAGAATATTAAGTAACCAAGGAATCTGTACGTTTCCTGCTCGCACATAAGCTACGTTATATCCTAGGTTTCTAAAATGCGGTATTGACGTTCCAGGCATAAGTTGATTTTCAGGAAACGTTCCTCTTTTAGATATGTGAAATTTTGCAGGGCCGCCTGGAATTACTACCACAGTTCTTTTTGCATTTTCAGTAGGGAACCACATGAGATTATCGTCAATAATCTCACCAGATTGTGCTTGGATAGCTTTGCTTATTCCTTGATGATCGTATGACCTATAAACAGTAGATTTATCAAACTTGTCGTCATCAAACTTTTTATACAGACTTATCATTTTCAAACAGTGCTACTCTTTTGCGTAGACCTGTGCTACTGAAACTGTGGTCTCGACTGTTATAAACTATTTTAATATTGCGCTTTACACATATATCTTTGCCAGTAAAGTCTTTGTCTTTATACTCTACTCCAATAATGCGAACATCTATAGGAAGTGTTAGTAGTATATCTTCTAGATCTTTTTCAGTATTGTACACAATAACTTCGTCAACTGTACGTTGACTATTCAACATAATTTGGCGTTCAACAATACTTTGTACAGGTTGATTTTTTTCAGGACGATCGAGACTAGCATCATTTTGTAGTCCTGCAATCAAGTAATCACAATGATTCTTTGCTTCACTTAGCATTGCAACATGCCCTGCGTGTAACAGATCAAACTGGCTAAATGTTATGCCAATAATTTTGCCTTTGTTTTTAAGTTTTGTATAATCTGCAAATATCATACGTCTGGTTCAATTTTTACCTGTAGAGGAAATCCATGGCTACGTGCTAATATAGTAACTTCAACACCTTTTTGCTCTGCCATTTCAAAAGGCAATACAGCAACGATAGCTAGCCCGTCTGCGTGAATTTTTTGTGTTAGTGCCACAGCAGGTTGTTCATCATAGTCAAAGATACTCTTCAACGTTTCAACGACAAACTCCATTGTTGTGACTTCGTCATTAATATAGATAACACGAAACTTGCTGGGTTCTCTCAAATTCTCACGCACTTTAGTCTTCTTTTTGACTGCTTCATCGGTGTTTGACATGTACAATTCCTTTATTGATAGTAGTATTTAACCAAGAATATGTGTGGGAGTCAATTAATACAACATTTTGACTCCCACACAATGATTACATTATACAGTAGTTATACTGAAATTGCAATCTTCTTTGGCTTCATTTCTTCAGGAACTTCACGGACCAATGAAATGTTTAGCATGCCGTTCTTTAGGCTTGCATCTGTAACAGTCATATGATCTGCAAGTGTAAATTCTCTGCGGAAGTTACGTCCTGCAATACCTTTGTGTAGGTACTTGACATCTTCTTTCTCAGCAGGTGAGTTGCCTTCAATACGAAGTTGGTCACCGTCGTGAGTGATGTCAATATCTTCCATACCGAAACCAGCAACTGCTAATGAGATTAGATACTCATCTTCAGCAACCTGTTCTACATTGTATGGAGGATAGCCTTGGCTTGAACTGTTAGCAAAGCGAGTTTCCATGTCGTTGAATAGACGATCAAAGCCTACAAATGAACGATGGAAAGTGGGGATATCTAGAGTTGTTAATCTTGTCATTTTAAATCTCCTTTATTAAGCAAGATATGTGATAGAACCCTTTATTGGCGTTCTATGTTTATAATATAGTAACTCACTCACAATTTGTCAAGTGTTTTACTAAAATTATTTATCCATTTTTTATTAAACGTTCCAGAGTTTTATAATGTTCGTATGCTTCACGCAAGGCATCATACTTTTCTAAATGTTCTGGATTAGGCTGTAGAATAGCAAGGCGTTCATTGATGGAATCTAGTTGTTCTTGTAAATGTTTAAAATTATCATCGGTCGCATCATCAAAAACACTTGAACTTACTGTAATGGTCGACGGCGACTGCATAGTAATACTATCACTGTATGTATAGTTACTACTATAATCACTAAAAATAGTAACATCTCCCGTATCAGTTGTAACGTTAGTGTCAAATAAATCAGGTTGTATAGTAATATCACCCAGATCCAAGTCAAGTTGCGTCATTTACATCTCCTTTTAAAAATATAGGTTTTAGATCGCCATCAATCGTAATTTTTATTATGCCATCATCTTTAAAATTGCGTAATTTATACATCATAGGATTCAACAGTGTTTCTACCACACTTCTAAGTCCTCGAGCACCTAGTCGTTCTTTGAGTGTGCGTTCAACTATAGCATCTAGTGCTTCATCTGTAAACTGTAGATCTATTTCATCCACATTAAAATAAAACCTCATCTGGCTGATGAGGCTATCTTTGGGTTCAAC